GTTCATACAGTCACATCATCCGCAACATCTACAACGTGCCCAAGGATGTGTTCAACACCATTCATGACACCCGAGAGATTGTGGACATGGCATCAAGTGTGGGCAAATACTACGACGAACTACACAGAATAAATTGCCATAAAGAACTCAGCAGTGAAATGACAGGTATGGTTCTCGAACAAGTACACATCAAGGCCATATGGTTGGCACTGAATGCGTCATATGCACTAGAAGCATTCCGCTTTATGGTATCGTTTGCTACAAGTTTAGCCATGGTAGAGAATCGTATCTTCATTGGCAATGGCAACATCATCAGCCTGATCCTGCAAGATGAAATCCTGCACAAAGACTGGACTGCTTGGATTATCAATCAAGTGGTCAAAGAAGATCCACGCTTTGCTGCTGCCAAGGCAGAATGTGAAGCCGAAGTGTATCAACTGTACCTGGACGTGATTGGTGAGGAAAAGGCCTGGGCCGACTACTTGTTCCAGAAAGGTCCTGTGATTGGACTCAATGCCAACATTCTCAAAGACTTTGTGGACTACACCGCAGTGGGCGCACTCAAAGAGATCGGCGTCAAGTACCTGGAGCCTGCACCCAGAAGCACACCAATTCCCTGGTTCATGAAGCATGTAGACACCAGCAAGAAACAGACGGCCTTGCAAGAGAATGAGAGCACAAATTACGTTATTGGGGTGATGTCAGATCAACTTGACTACGACGAATTACCAGATTTATAAAAGGAAACAATATGTATAAGCAAAATCATGCAATACGAGAGTCAGAAGACTTTCAGAACATTCGCAACGTGATGCAAAAGTTCGAACGGATTGAAGAAAAGAATCGTTGTTTGCGAGTGCAATTTTTAGACTGGTTGTCAGTTGAAATGCATTCATGGGCAGATGGTGTCAAAGCCATGTCGGATCGTATTGATTCACCATGCATTATTAAAGTAGAACCCAAAAGGAAAACCAAATGAAAGCCATAGTATGGTCAAAAGACCAATGCACCTTCTGCGAGCAAGCCAAAGGCCTGTTGGAAAGTCGAGGCATCGAATATGAAGTCCGAAACATCAGTCACGACTGGACTCGTGAACAATTATTAGAAGCAGTACCAACTGCTAGATCAGTACCACAGATTTTCTTGGATGAAGAATACGTGGGCGGATTTCAGGAACTGCGCCAAAGGTTGATGTAATGCCACAGTTCACATCTGACTGGTTCAGCAATGCACTGGTCAACTTTGATTACATCACCAACTACTTACAAAAACAAAAAACAGTTGACAGTATATTAGAAATAGGCAGTCATGAAGGCCGTAGCACTTGCTGGATGTTGGAAAACATGCTGAGTGACACAGGCACAATCACTTGCGTTGATCCATTTGCTGATCGTCCGGTCACAGCTTTCAGTGGTGATTCAATACCCGAAGATCGCAGCATTGAACAAATCTTTCGTGCCAACACAGCAGAAGTTTGCAAGTCTGGACAAACACTTGAAGTCCACGCCAACATGAGTTTCCCAGCACTGGCACAGCTGATTGTGGATCAACGTCAATATGACTTTGTCTATGTGGATGGCAGTCACAACGCAGATGATGCCTTGGCAGATGCTGTGATGTGTTTTGGATTATTACGCCCAGGTGGTGTCATGTTGTTTGATGACTATCTCTGGGAAGATGACCAGCACTACCTGGGTCGTTGCAAACAAAGCATTGATGCCTTTGTGAACATGTTTTATCACAGGCTCAAATTGGGTCTGGTAAATTATCAGTTGGCAATAGTTAAAAAGGAAATAGAATGAGCATTGAAACAGGAAAAACATACACCATGCGCATGGGCTATGGTGAAGAGATTGTGGCAAAAATCACAGCATATGACAGCAGTACTTACACGCTGAGCAAGCCCGTGGCAGTGGTGCCTGGACAGCAAGGTATACAACTGATGAATAGTTTGTTCACCGCAGATCCTGAGGCAGAAGTCACGGTAAATAGATCTAGCGTGGCCATGATTGCCCCTGTGCGTGAAGATGTTGGGGACAGTTATTTAGAAGCCACAACAGGTATCAAACCTGTGCGCAGTAAAATTCTAATGGGATAACATGCCAGCAGTGCAACGACAAGGCGATCCAAACGGCTCAGGGGGTGTAAACACTTCTGGTGTGGCTTCAGTACGTGTGAACAATCGCCCCATTGTTATACCTGGTATTGGGGTTACCCCGCACCCTTGTTGTGGCCAGCCTGGGTGTGGCATACACTGCTCAGCCGTGACCGCAGGAGGGTCGGGCACAGTACGTGCAGGCGGCAGTCCAGTTATACGCGATGGCGATAGTGACACTTGCGGACACAGTCGTGTGGCAGGATCTAGCACGGTGAGAGCAGCATAATGGCAGAGTCAACAGCAACACCCCTACAACTCACAGCAGGTGTGGGATTTTATTCAGGCAATGCCATCACAGCTAACACACAATTGGCCAACAACATTGCCGCATACAACTCTCTTGCACCCATAGCCAACTTGATCTACACCATTGGTCAAGCCACAAGCAATGTTTCATTGAGTATCTCAGCTGGTACAATAGCCAATCTCAAAACATTGGGTGCCAATGTGTCAGGCAACTATTGTCCGGCGCTAGGCGACTCAGTACCCAGCAACGTGTCTTGGACCGTGGGCAATGCAGGATATGCTACTACCATAACCACGGCAGCTGGCACTTATTTAGGCAGTGGAGACTTTGGCAAGTTTGCACAAGCATTTGGTGCCGCACAAGGGTACATCAGTTTGACCAACAACATTATCAACAGTGCAGTCAATGCCAACAGCACCGACTATCTTGGTCCCACATTCAGTAACATGAACAATTTGATCACAGGAGACATAGCACAGATCAATTTGGCATTTCCAGCATTTGGAGCAGACTTGGCCAATGTTGGATGTGCAATCAAATTCTCTAGGCCAGATTCAATTGGTACTCCTGCAGGACTGCTTCAAAATGTAGCCGAGTGCGGTAATATATTAGATGGGTCAACTCCGTGTGTGACTACCGCATTAAAAACTCAAGGTCTAACCGATTCAGACATTTCAGATCTTGTGAACAACAATGTGCAAAGTTTGTTTAATTCTGAAGGACTCACACGAAATCAATTTGATACATTACAAAAACGTGCATATCCTGCATTACTCAATGTAACTGGAGATTGTTTAACAGATGTGTTATCCATATTAGATACCACCACACCTGGTATTCTAACCATGGCAGACTTATTGAATCCTGTGAAATTATTTCCCACAAGTTTCAGCAGTTTGACATTGCCCACACCAGACGGTCCTGTGCTGATATACGATGAAACTGGTGCAGTAAATTCCGTTATTGTACCTATTTTAAATTCAGGATCTGTCAGTCCCACAGGTTGTGATGAGTTGGCCAAAATTATTCCTCAAGACAATGCTGCCGCAAGTCGTGCATTGCAAATTGCATTTCAACAAGTCAAAGGCATCACAAGTACAACCACACAACAACTGGCGGCAATATTACAATGACCACACTGGCACAAACAGCAGCCGAAACGGTAGCATATTCACAAAAACTAGGTACACTCAAAGGACTGCCCTTGGTGGCCAACACCACAACTCCTGTGCCTGCCGCAGTGGCCACATATTATCAAAGCACATTGGCCAAAGGATCAGGGCCCAACGGCACATACCTGACCACAGACTTTTTTGGGTCAGCGGCCGGTATTCCGTACAACAATTATTTGACCTCTGTAACCTCAACCATCACTACACAACTCACAACAGGCACACTGACCACACTTAATACTGTATATTCTTACATGAAAAATCTTATCACCGATGTGTATGGATTACCAGGTGCAATTGCTCTTCCAGCACCATACAATGCAGGCAATCCGTATGCATCTTATAATGCGGCGTTGGTGGTATTGATCACAGCCGCTGATGCTGAGATCGGTACAGCCATTACTGCCATGGGCACTGCAACCACAACATTGAACACTGCCTGGACAGCAATGACCACGCACAGCGCCAACGAAGCCACATTCCAAACACAAGCAAGTATCAACTATGCCACACTCACTGCCGGTGCTCAGTTGCCTATCACTGCTTTTATTCCTGCCTTAGGCGGATACGGACAAGAAACACAAACAGGTATGGCAGCTGAATTTTTAGAAGCTATTGCCAACACCGCCAACCAGTCAGGTCAGGCCATGGTAGGTGCGTTACGTGAAGGACGCAACACCGCAGGCATCAACGCTGTTGGGATCAAAGCAGACAACGATGTTCCACAACTGCCCAATGCAGTACCACCACAGGCCACGTTGAGTAGCAGTGAATACACACCCGCAGAAGCACGGGCATTGGTGTAATACTCAAGTACTACTTTTTGGTGGTTGACCAGAAATGCCCAATTTGCTATAATATAGACATAGAGTAGCAAAAAGGAGCCAAAATGACTGCACTAGTTGAATACACATTGGAATTGTACAAATCTGACAGACGTACCAAAGAAGGCAAGCGTCTTGTTGCAAAAGAAGAATTTGCCCCTGTGACCAGAGCCTATATCCGGGCTGTGATTGAATCCAAAACTAAATTGGGTTTCATTGTGGAACCCCATGAGACTTATGTTACCAAACGCAACATGATGACTGGTAAGACATACCAGGAACGTTATGACACGCCTTACTTCTGCTCACCCTCAAGCGAAACTTTCTGGAGCATGTAATACTTGAGTATTACTTTTTTGGCGGTTGACCAATAATTGCCAAAATGCTATAATATGAACATATTGTAACAAAAGGAGCCCGAAATGACATACGCAACAATCCAAGAAGTCAACACTGCCATCATGTTTGGCAATTTTAC